AAGGTCATGTACTTTCACATTTACACAAAGCAATCAAACCTGTTAATCAATTAAGAATGATTGAAGATTCTGTTGTGATATACAGAATATCAAGAGCACCAGAAAGAAGAATATTTTATATTGATGTAGGTAATCTACCTAAAGTAAAAGCAGAACAATATCTAAAAGATGTTATGAATCGTTATCGTAACAAATTAGTTTATGATGCATCTACAGGTGAGATTCGTGATGACAGAAATCATATGTCAATGTTAGAAGACTTCTGGTTGCCTCGTAGAGAAGGTGGTCGTGGAACAGAGATTACTACACTACAAGGTGGACAAAACTTAGGTGAGATAGAAGATATAAAATATTTCCAAAACAAATTATATCGTTCATTAAATGTACCTATTTCTAGAATGGAAGCTGAAAGTGGTTTTAGTTTAGGTCGTTCTACAGAGATTACTAGAGATGAATTAAAATTCACAAAGTTTGTGCAAAGATTAAGAAAAAGGTTTACACCTATTTTTACTGATATGTTGAAAGCTCAATTAATATTGAAAGGTATTATTACTATAGAAGATTGGGAGAATATGAAAGAACATATTCAGTATGACTTTTTACAAGATGGTCATTTTGCTGAATTAAAGAAAGCAGAATTAATGCAAGATAGAATCAATGCACTACAATCTATTGAATCATATATTGGAACATTCTATAGTAAAGAATGGGTACAAAAAAATGTACTAAATATGACAGATAATGAAATAGAAACAATGCAAGCACAAATTAATAAAGAGGCAGGACTTGATACTGATGATGGTGGTATTGATATGCCAGACAACACAGATGGTATTACAAGATACCCACAAGATGGCGATGGTGGATATATATCCCCAGATGATATGATGCCTTCTGATGGCGTAAATAATAAAGGAGAAACTGATGGCGGAAACTAAAGATATAATAGATGCGTTACAAAATGGTGATAACTTAGGTGCTGAACAAGCATTTAAAGATACAATTAATGCAAAGGTAGGTGATGCATTAGAAACAAAAAGAAAGGAAGTTGCTAATACTTTTGTTAAATCAACTAAGGTTGAGGAAGATGGCGAAGAAGTTTGAAGAAATTTATATTCCATTCTATGAAAAGGATGAACATAAAAAGTCCAAAGAGTATAAAAAGCTCAGTCCTAAAATGAAAGGTGCTGTAGATGAAATATTCAAAATAATGGATGCTAAACCTTCTGATTTCCTAAATACTTTTGAAAAAACTATAAAAAACATAAGTAAGAAGAAAAAGGTTCGTGAAAAAGACCTTCTTTCTTACTTTGAAAGAGAAGTACTATCAATTTAAGGAATAAAATAATATGGCATTCACTACAAGAACATTAAGAGATACAGTTGTAAACGCATCTGGTGCTGGTGGTACAGTTACTATATTAGTAAACATAGCAGACGATACTACTGCAAACAATGCTATTTTAGATGCAAGTGCTCTTGATGGACACGCAAATGGTGCTAAACTACATATCAAAAGAATCTGGTGGTCATTAGTTCAAGGAACTGCTGACGATAATACAGGTCATGTAGACATTCAATTTAAAGGTGCATCAGCTGATACTGTTGCAATAAGACTTGCTGGAACAGGACATTATGATGGTAGTGCTGGATTAATCAAATCAAGTGCGACTAATACAACTGCAACATCTGGTGATTTAGAGATGAGTTGTTTTGGAACATCTGGTTCAGTAATTATTGAATTAATTAAAGACGAAAATTACACATCATAGAGAGAATTATGAATAAAGTAAAACTAATATCAGAATCAATCGCACAAGATGTAGAATACATCACAGAAGAAAAAGATAACGGCAAAAAAGATTACAAGATTAAAGGTATCTTCATGCAAGCTGGAATTAAGAATAAGAATGGTCGTGTATATCCAGAAGAAATACTTACAAAAGAAGTTGCAAGATACAATAAAGAATTCATTAATGAGAAAAGAGCGTATGGTGAGTTAGGACACCCAGAAGGTCCTACAATTAACCTAGAAAGAGCCTCTCACATGATTACTGCACTATATCCAGATGGTAAAAACTTTATAGGTGAAGCAAAGATATTATCTACACCTATGGGTGAAATAGTAAAAACCCTTATGGATGAAGGTGCTAAACTAGGTGTTTCTTCAAGAGGAATGGGTAGTTTAGAACAAAAGAAAGATGGTGCTAGTTATGTTAGAGATGATTTTTATCTCGCAACTGCCGCTGATATCGTTTCAGACCCATCTGCTCCAAATGCTTTCGTAGAAGGTATTATGGAAGGAAAAGAGTGGGTATGGAATCATGGGGCATTAATGGAAGCCGAATTAGTTGAAATGAAAGAAAGAATCAACAAAAAAGTTCGGAAGAAACAGACATTAGAAGAATCTTTGGAATTCGCAAAGTTCTTGAAAATGTTATAATGTATAAATAAATGTTAATATAACCGAATTATATTTTTAAAAACAATAGATTCAATTAGGAGATATCCGATGGCAAATGAAATCGAAAAAACTATTGAAGAATTAGAGGCAGAAGTCCTTAGTGAGTTAGAAGAAGCCAATGGTGCTGATGCTCCTAAGAAAGGTGCTGCTCCGGCAGAACCTGCGTTAAAAGCTTCTGATGCTTCAAGTGTAACACCTGGCGGAGAAGTACAAGATATGGGACCTGCCGTAACATCACCTACAGATAAATCTGGGCCTGGAACAGTTGCTGGTAAAAAAGCAAAAGAAGCGTCTGGTGATGCTGCTCAAAAGAAAGAAGGTAAAGCAGATTCTATGGATACACCAAATGATGGACAAAAGAAAGTTGCAAAATCTATCGCTGCTGGTGACGAAGTAGAAATGTCAGATGACCAAGAAGTAATTGCTGAAAAAGAAGAAGTCAAAGAAATGGATAAGATGGAAATGATTAAGGCAATGAAAGACATGGAAACAGAAATGAAAGATATGCCTGTTGAAATGGTCAAAGCTACATATGACAAAATGAAAGAAATGATGTCTAAAGAAATGGCAGATATGTCTGCTGAAGAAAAAGAAAAAGAAGCATTAAAGAAAGAAGCAGTTGAACAAAGAATTAAAGAAATAAATGTTCAAGAACATGTTGACGCTTTAATGAGTGGAGAAGGTGACTTATCAGAAGACTTTAAGAAAAAAGCTGCAACAGTTTTTGAATCAGCAGTTAAATCTAAAGTTCGTGACGAAGTTACAAGACTACAAGAAAATTACGAAAACGAAATAGAAGAAGGTATTAAGTCTAACAAAGTTGAATTAACAGAGAAAGTAGATACATACATGAACTATGTTGTTGAAGAATGGATGAAGGAGAATGAACTTGCAGTAGAAAGAGGTCTAAAAGGAGAAATTGCTGAAGACTTTATTGCTGGTTTAAAACAATTGTTTGAAGACCATTATGTTGACATCCCTGATGAAAAATATGATGTGTTACAAGCACAATCCGACAAAATCGCTGAGTTAGAAGAAAAGGTTAATAAATCTATTGAGGAATCAATGGAATATAAAAAATCTAATGATACACTAACTCGTGAGAAAGTTATTTCAGAATCTACTTCTGATTTAGCTGACACAGAAATTGAGAAGTTTAAAGAACTTACAGAAGATGTTGACTTTGGTAACGAAGAAGATTTCAGAAGTAAACTTGATACTTTAAAAGAAAGTTATTTCCCAAAAACAATTAAGGAAACAACCGAAAATATAGATAATGTAGAAACTGGCCCTGCACAGGACATTGACATCACAGATTCAATGGCTGCTTACAGCAAAGCAATTGGAACTGCTGTCAAGGGTGCAACTAAGTAAATATATAAATAGTAGAAATTAAAGGAGAAAACTAAAATGTTTCAAACAGAAAATCTACAAGAGAAGTGGTCGCCAGTCCTTGCACATCCTGATTTACCAAAAATTGATGATGCATATAAAAGGGCAGTAACTACTGTAATTCTTGAAAACCAAGAAAAAGCAATTAAAGAAGACAGAAACTTTCTTTCAGAAGCAGCACCAACAAACTCAACAGGTGCTGATGTTGAAAACTGGGACCCAATCTTAATTTCTTTAGTTAGACGCTCAATGCCTAACTTAATCGCATATGATGTATGTGGTGTACAACCAATGACAGGTCCTACAGGACTTATCTTTGCAATGAGAGCTAGATTCGCATCTATGGATGGTGCTGAAGCACTCGGAGACGAAGCAGATTCTGGATTCAGTAATGATGACGCTGCTGGAGATTTAGGAGTTGGTGACCAAACAGGTACAAACCCATCTACACTTAACGATTCACCATCTGCTGGACAGTACACATCACCAACAGGTATGACTACTGCACAAGGTGAAGCTTTAGGTGATGCGACAAGTAACGCTTTCGCTGAAATGGCATTCAGTATAGAAAAAACAACAGTAACCGCTGTTACTCGTGCTTTAAAAGCTGAGTACACAATGGAACTTGCACAAGACCTTAAAGCAATTCATGGTTTAGATGCAGAAACAGAACTTGCTAATATATTATCAGGTGAAATTCTTGCTGAAATAAACCGAGAAGTAATAAGAAGCATTTATGTTTCTGCTGTTAAAGGTGCTCAAGTAAACACAACAACTGCTGGAATCTTTGATTTAGATACTGATTCTAATGGTCGTTGGTCTGTTGAGAAATTTAAAGGTTTAATGTTCGCTCTTGAAAGAGATGCTAACGCTGTCGGACAACAAACTCGTAGAGGAAAAGGTAATATAATCATCTGTTCTGCTGATGTTGCATCTGCACTTCAAATGGCTGGAGTTTTAGATTATACACCTGCTCTAAACAACAACTTAAATGTTGATGACACATCTGCAACTTTTGCTGGTGTTATGAATGGTAGATTCAAAGTGTATGTTGACCCATATGCTGCGAATGTCGCTGCTGCTCAATACTATGTTGTTGGTTATAAAGGTACATCACCTTATGACGCTGGTATTTTCTATTGCCCATATGTTCCACTACAAATGGTTCGTGCAGTAGGTGAGAATACTTTCCAACCAAAAATTGGATTTAAAACAAGATACGGCATCGCCGCTAACCCATTCCATACAGGTGTGATTAGTGCTGGTACTGCTGAATCTACAAGTATTACAGCTAATACTAACAAGTACTACAGACGAGTTAAAGTAACAAACTTAATGTAAAATTAAGGTTACTATAACCAAACGAATTAGGACACTTCGGTGTCCTTTTTTGTTTCTGGAACTCTTATAAATACTAGTATGACAACATCAACATCACCACTAAACAGACAACCATCTAAGTTAGACTATACAAGTCCTACTCAGTTTCGTTTTTTAATTAATCAATTACCCAAAGTAGAATACTTTACTACTGAGGCAAATATTCCAGGCATAACTTTAAGTGAAATAGAGTATGGCACACCATTAAAAAATATTCCATTATTAGGTGATAAGTTAACTTATGAAAATTTAGATATAACATTTATTGTTGATGAAAATTTAGAAAACTATATTGAAATGCATACATGGTTAACTGCAATTGGATTTCCAAAAGACAGAAAACAATTTTCTGAATTTAGAAGTGCAACCTCAAATGTTGCAACAAACACCAGAGGTGAAAGTAAAGACATAGGTGATGTAAAAGCTTCAACACCAGAAAGAGCAATGTATAGTGATGCTATGTTGACTATATTAACAAATAAAAATAACCCTGTAGTAGAGTGTCGTTTTAGAGATGTCTTTCCTACAAGTTTAAGTGGATTGACTTATTCACAAAATCAAACTGATGTTGAATATTTAACAGCAACAGTAAGTTTTAAATATGAAATATATGAAATAGTAACCTTATAAATAGTTATATAATTATTATTGTGGAGTGAAAATGACTTTAGATGAATTAAAAATTCAAGTCGCAACTGACTTGAAAGTAAATGATGAAAGACTTGATACCGAATCTTTAAAAAACCAAGAACTATATGCAAAGTACTTAGACATAAAAAGTAACTTTGAATTATTAATGTATAAAGCAAAAGGTGATTACAAAATACTTTATCGTGATAAGTGGGAATATTATGGTGGTAAATCTGATGCGAAAATATATGAAACAAAACCTTTTGATTTAAAAGTTCTTAAATCAGACCTATCAATTTATATTGAATCAGACGAAGAAATAATTACCATAGAAAATAAAATAGTATATTTAGAAACTGTAATTAAATATCTAGATGGTGTTATGAAATCTATTGCTGGTAGAGGGTGGGATATTAAAAATGCGATACAATGGAAAAACTTTGAAGCTGGATTGATGTAGTGATAGAAGTAAAAGATAATTTAGTAGAAGAACATATTGCACAATTGATTGATATGCAAATGAAAGAGATATCATGGAAGTATGATTATGATTCTGTTGCTGATGGTAAAAATAAACATTGGCATGTTCTTGCTGGACACAACATAGATGAATGTAATCAAAATGGTTTTGAATTTGTAGAACCAATATGGAATAGTATTCAAAGAAACTATGAAGTAAATATGGAAAGAGTTTACTTCAACGCACACACACATGGAATAGAACCACATATACATCAAGACGATGGCGATTTAACCATAATATATTATCCTAGATTAGATTGGCAAAACGATTGGGGTGGTGGAACATTAGTTCAAGAAACAAATCAACACCCAACATATCTTAACTATGTAGGAAACAGATGTATAATTTTTACTGCAAGTTTACTACATCAAGCTCAACCTGTAAGTAGAGAATGTTATCAGTTAAGAACTTGTTTGGTATTTAAAACAACATACAAAGATAAAGAAAAATCTGAATGGTATAATAAAAATAAATCTTTAAAACCAAATAATACGAGAGTTGTTATTGATGAAGTGGATTGATTGGGTAGGACATTATAAAAATATATTAAGTGTTGAATTATGTAATCAGATAATTGATTATAAGTTTAATTATGTCAAATCAACTTATTCAACACATAAAGGTATATCCCCAAATGATAAAAGAGTAGAAATGGATGAAATATGGATTCGTAAAGATAATGTATTTTACAATGATTTAAAAAATGCTGTAGCAGAAGTTGCAAAAAAATATGCAATCAAAATGAAAAGTTTTCACGACAGAGATTTTGTTGTACAAAAAACAACAGACTTTAGATTAAACAAATATGATATTGGTGGATTTATGTCAAGACATTGTGATAACATACATCATAGTCATGGTCAAACATTTGGTTATC